TAACAAATCAGTTCATACTAGAAAGGCCATCGAGTTAATGAAACCTACCAATTTAGTAAATATCGATTTTGATGATATTAGGGAGTCTATTAAATCATATTTAAGAACTCGAAATGAGTTTACCGATTATGATTTTACTGGATCAACTCTCTCGTATTTGATTGACGTATTAGCATATAACACTTATTACAGTGCTTTTAATGCTAACATGGCGATCAATGAATTATTTTTGGATTCTGCATCTATCAGAGATAATGTCGTTTCTCTTGCAAGATCCTTAAATTATACACCTAGATCGATTTCTGCTTCTAAAGCATGTATATCATTATCAGCACAGACATCTATAGGTGTTGATGGTACATATCCATCAACAGTAACACTTAAAAAGGGAGATGTTGCAGTTGGGAGTATTAATGGTGTATCATATACTTTTGTTGTATTAGATGATAAAACTGCATCTGTAAACAGATCAACTGGAGTTGCTAGTTTTGATTCATTAAAAATTTATGAGGGAAATTTACTTTCATATCAATATACTGTAAATAATAGTGTTCAGCAACATTTTATCATACCAAATGATAATGTAGATACTGAAACTGTTAAAGTTTTTGTAAAACCAGATTTGCAGTCAACCACCTATGACAGATACAATCAGATAAATAATGTAACTTACGTAGAGTCTACAGATAAAATATATTTTTTAAATGAAGTTGATGACAGAAGGTATGAACTAACTTTTGGTGATGATATTGTAGGGAGAAAATTAATTGATAATGAAGTTGTTTACTTTGAATATGTTAAAACTTCTGGAAGTGTTGCAAATAATATAAATGTGATGGGATATATTGGTCAAATTATTGACTCTAATAATCAACCCGTAGATAATATAACTTTAGTCGTATTAGATAAATCCCAACTTGGTTCTGCTGCAGAAACTTTAAATTCAATAAAGTTTAATGCACCAAGATACTATTCTGCACAAAATAGAGCAGTTACATCAAACGACTATGAATCTATTGTAAAAAGTATATATCCAAATGCTAAATATGTCAATGCTTTTGGAGGCGAATTACTAAATCCTCCTAGTTATGGAAAGGTAGTTATTGCAATTAAAACTGAAACTGGTAATAAATTAAATAATTTGACAAAAAAAGATTTAACATCAAAATTAAAACCGTATTCTATGGCATCCATAGAAACTGTTATTGTAGATCCAGAAGAATTTTTTATCAATTTATCTTTATTCGTTTCAGCAAATACATTTAGGAGTGTTTTATCGAATAGTGATTTGAATCAAAATACTTCAGATGATATTAGAAAGAAAATTCTTGCTGCTATACAAGAATATGGAAATAGAGAAGATCTTGGAAATTTTGGAAAAACTGTATCATTATCACAATTACAAAAAATTATTCTCGATTCCGATCCAAATATTAATGACATTCAATTTGGATTAACACCATATAAACAAATTCCATATGAAAATCTTACTACCCCAAAATCATGGACATTTGATTTTAATATACAGTTAGATTGTGCATGTGATTCTGCTGCTGGTGAAACTATAAGATCTTCAAGATTTTATACTCCTGGAATAACTGAACCCCAATACTTACAGGATGATGGTGCAGGGAAATTAATTAGTTATTATGTTCAAAATAATAAAAAAATTATTACAAATACTAATGTTGGATCATATAATTGCGATACAGGAAAAGTTATTGTTGGACCATTAACAACTATTTTGGATCCAGCTGGCACAGGTCCATCAGTTTTGATTGTATCAATTAAACCAAAAAATACTGGATCTATTAATGTTCCTGCAGGATCTATAGTGTCCATTCCTGTCCCAGCTATAACCATAGGATCTTCCATACCTGAAACAGGACCAGGGGCATCTGCAGGCGATCCTACAACCTTCTCACCTTCACCAATTACATTCGAATTCGCAAGTCCAGTTGCTTCAACTGGAGGCGGATCCTGTTTCTCATAAACTTGTTAAATAGTACAAAGAGAGAGTAAATAAACAATGCAACAAGCATCAGTATCACTTTCCGTTCTAAATCAACTTCCAGATTTTATTAAAGATAACAGTCCTCTATTTGAGAGATTTTTATCACATTATTATAAGTCTCAGGAAAAGGTTGCTGGTCCTATAGGAGTTTTAAATAATCTTTCTGATTATTTTAATCTATCTAAATATGATCTAACAAAATTAGATGGAAATACATCTTTAATAGCTAGTATTTCTGATGATACTTCTAATATCGAAGTAGAAACTACAGATGGATTTGTAGAAAATAACGGAACTATACTGATTGACGATGAGATAATTTACTACGAATCATTAAAAAAATCTCCATCTGTTATTTTATCTGCTGGATTATCATATCCAGAATTTCAAAAAAAGATTTTAGAATTAACAAATCCATATCAAGAATTTGATGGTATTAAAAAGCAATTTGATCTAAAACTAAATAATGTTCCAGTTTTCCCACCTTCATCTCAACATGTATTAGTCAAAATCTATAATGAGTATTTAACACCAGAAGTAGATTATACTATTTTAGGTGATAAACTTATATTTACAACTGCGCCAAGACAATTTGATGCAATTAATTTATCGGATACTATTACTGATATTAGTATAAGATATTTAAAAGGATACGATTCAAACAATATTGATATCTTAGATAATATTACTCCAGGAACTAATAATGAAGTTATATATCCATTAAGAAAAAATAATTCTCAATATATTCCAGCATCAACAGTTTTAACAGTAGCTATTGTTGATGGAAGATTACTAGTACCTCTACAGGATTACAGTGTTTTTAATGATTACGTAATTTTTAAAGAAGTACCTCAGCAATCAATTTATATCTCTTATATATCAGCACCAATAGTTAACTATGGGTCTGGTGCTGTTGCTTATTCTGTAGTCAATACTCTTGGCGAAGTAGAAAAAATACAAGTTAAATTTGGTGGCAGTGGATATACACTAGCAAATTCTCCCAAAGTAAGTATTACTGGATCTTCTGGTCAATATGCTACTGCAAAATCTTTAGTTGGGGGACTAAAAACAGTAACACTATTGGAAGGCGGAAAAGGATATTCGGAAGTAAATCCACCAATAGTGGTAATATCATCCCCAGCACAATCAGGAAGCACAACAGCTCAAGCAAAAGCAACTGTAAATGCTAGTGGAAATATTTCATCAATTACATTAACTAATAGTGGATCTGGTTATGAAACTGTTCCTAGAATTCAATTTGTAAATCCAACAGGAGCAGAAGTAAATAATCCAATTGTATCGAATGGTGCAATTTTAAGCATAGATGTAGTTGATGGAGGTTTTGGATATACCACAGCACCAGAAATTTATATAGATCCACCACAGCAAGAAAATGGTATTCAAGCAGCTGCTTCTGCCGTACTAGACTCGGACGGACATGTTATCGATGTTATTATCACTGTTCCTGGTACTGGATATGATTCGACAACATTACCAAGAGTAAAGGTGATTCAACCAACAGGAGCTCAGATATTAGATGTTTCCGTTGATGATTTTGGTAGAGTTATTAATATAGAATTGCTAAGTGGTGGTTTTGGGTATGAAGATGTTCCAAGTGTTTATATAGTTGACGATAGAAAAGATAATTTAGGAAATGCTATTGGTGGCACTGGAGCCAAAGCAGTTGCAACTATATTTAATGGTGAAATCATTGATATTAATATCGTTGATTTTGGAACTGGATATTCATCTCAATATCCACCAAAAGTCTTCATTTCTTCTTCGCCATCTGCACGAGCTTCAAGTGAAATAGGAATTGATGAGGTAACTGGTTTTGAACTAGTTAACACTGGAAGTGAATATGTTAAATCGCAATTTGTAAATTGTGCTAGAGGAGTTAGTGGATTATTAAAATATGACACAACTGATAATTTAGTATTTAAATCTGAATCGGAATCGATAGCATCTTACCATAACTTAGGATCTACAGTTACGAGTGTTGATAGCATCTTTTTGAAAAAAATTATCGATAAAATTACCTCTGGATATCTACCAAACTTTCCCGAATTAGATACAAACCAATTAAATGTATCAAATATTATAAGCACTATTAAAGATTTTTATGCATCAAAAGGAACTGTTTATTCAGTTAAATATCTGTTTAAACTTCTTTATGGAGCATCTGTAGATGTAACGTATCCAAAAGATCAAATTATTAAACCATCAGCAGCATCTTGGTCAATTGATACAATTTTAAGATGTAAAATTGTATCAGGAAATCCTTTATACTTAAAAGATTCACTACTAGAGCAAGTTGAAGATGCTGTAGATACTAATGTACTTTATGCTTCAGCTTTAATTGAAAATTATACTGCGATTCAAACATCAAAATATGATGTATATGAACTTATTTTATCTGAAGAAACAATTCAAGGAAAGTTTGTAATTCCTTATACAACAAAATTAGTACAAAGTATAACTCCAGAAGTTTTAGTTATTGATGTTGATTCTACTATTGGATGGCCAGAAAGAAATGGAGAAGTTGTAATTGGAAATGAAATAATTAGATACAAAGAAAAATCACTGACACAATTTATTGAATGTACAAGAGGTATCTCTGGTTCTTCAGCACAAAATTGGGATGCTGGAAGTACTGTTGAATCTAATTTTTATATCTATGCTAATAGAGGAACAGACAAAGAAGTTGTATTATCAATTTTGGGTATTATTGATGCAAATCAAACAAATTTAATTGATGATGGTAGTTATTATCTTTCTGGTGACAAACTCGCAATTGCAAAATTAGGTGCAGATGATAATTCAAAAATAGTTACTAGTTGGTTATATAATGTTAAAAAATTACTCAAGGTAGATACTATAATTTATGGCGGCGTAAATAACCAAACAGCGACAGTTACTTGTTTTGATCCTCATGGTCTTCTTGTTGGGGATCAAGTTACGATTTATGGCGCAAATCCGATTGTATATAATGGATCATTTTTAGTCACATCTAGAGAAAGTGAAACCGTATTTAAGTACACATTACCTCAACCCGCAGTATTAAATCCTCAAGGTAATATACTTATTTCTATTGATTTAAATACTGGTAAAAGTGATACACAATCAATAAACACTTCGATTAGTAGATTCCCATCAAATATTCAAAATACTTTTATAAATTCTACTGATGTATATGTTGCCGCATCTGGTATACCAAATTATAAAATTGGTCCGTTTATTGGAACTGCGTTATTACCAGGAAATCAAAGAAAATTATATAAATTTCCAAGAATTGCAAATACAATTTCATTGAAAACTAGTACTATTCCAGGACCAGTTGGAAGTTTTGTAAATGGTGTTTCGATATGGAATTACAAATCTCAAAATTATTATGAGTTTGGCCCTGTAACTAATATTAATGTTATTAACTCTGGACAAGATTACGATGCAGCAACTCCACCAATTTTGTCTTTTGAGGGAGGAAATGGATTTGATGCATCTGCAGAGGTTATTGTTAATGGATCTGTTGTCGAAATTGAAGTCATCGATGGTGGAAGTGGGTATACTAGTGCTCCTCTAGTTTCCATCTACGGATCTGATGGTATAGGAGCATCTGCTACTGCTGTAGTTACGAACGGTGTAGTAAGTAGAGTTTTAATGAATTCTGTAGGTACAGGATACACTAAAGAACCAACGGTTACGATTACTGGTGGTGGTGGATCTGGTGCAACTGCTAGATCTGTAGTTAGAGGTCCAATCAAATCCGTAAATTTAACTAATCCAGGTACAAGTTATACTAGTGCTCCTCAAATTAAATTGAGTAGTGGTCAAGGTGCAGCTGCTCAAGCATATGTAAGTAATGGAAGAATTCTTTCTATTGCTATTATTGCTGCTGGAGTTGGTTATACAACAGCTCCAAAAGTTATTATTACTGGAGATGGATTTGGTGCTGTTGCAAAGGCTACAATATCTTCTGAAGGAACATCTCTAGGAAAAGTTGTATCTATTCAAATTTTAAATAGAGGAATTGGTTACAATCAGGGAACAACACAAATTAGATTAGAATCCATTGGCAGTGATGCAGTATTCGAATCTGAAATTTATAGGTGGACATTTAATCTCAATGAAACAACTAATTTTGATTATGCAAATGGATCTATTTTTGTTGGATATAATTCTCAGTATGGAGGAGAATACGCTCATATATCTAATCCAAAACAATTACGTTATGTTTTAGGAGATAACTTAGACTTAATATCTGGTGAATTGCAGGAAAGAGATTCTGTAACCCACTCTCCAATTTTAGGATGGGCTTTTGACGGTAATCCTATCTATGGTCCATATGGTTTTCAGGATCCAACATCATTATCGAGCAGCATTGTACCAATTAGAAGTAGTTACTCGTTAAAAACTAATTTAATATACGATGAAAATACCAATCCATCTCCTTCTAGAATTGAAGGTCCACTATTAAGTGAGTATCCAGCAGGTACTTTCACTGATGATTATGAGTACAATTTTAATAGTCTTGCAACTTACCTAGATGAATACAATGGTAGATTTACAAAAACACCAGAGTTTCCCGATGGTATCTATGCTTATTTTGTAACTTTAGATCCTGCTGGAGTTTCTGAATATCCTTATATTATAGGACCAAAATATTATTCTTCTCCTGATCTTTGGAACTTAAATCAGTTTGCAACTCAGTCATATATTCCTTCTGGTGTTGTTCGTTATAGAGCTCCATTTGAGAATGTTGATATTGATGTAGAGAGAATTCCAAATCAAACTACCAATGCACTCACACTAGAAAATGGTGATCTTCTTCTATTTGAAATTGAAGATGAAAATAAAGATGGTATAATTAGTCAGGATGAAATTGATGATCCTGATGTGATGTTTGAAGAGCAAAAACTTGAAGTTTTTGATTATTTCCCCAAAGTTGATATTGCATCCAAAGTTGATATTGAAGTAGAAACAACAACTAAATTTGAAGATGCAAAAATTACAGGATTTTTAATTGAAAATAGTGGTCAAAATTATCAAGTTAATGATAGATTAGTATTTGATGATACTAACACTGGTGGATATGGTGCCTCTGCTAGAATTGCAGAAATAGAAGGAAAAACCATTCAATCATATAATTATGAATATGATTCCAATTTAGATGAATTTAAAGGAGTATTACAAACTACAGAACCACATGATTTATTAGTTGGTGATACTGTTAATGTTACTACAACTCCATTAATGGAACCAAGTAGCAAAACTATTAGTGTTCGCTCTGTTACTGGTATTGAAAAAATTATCATTGAACAAGAAGGTGTTGGTTATGATCCAGATATAGAACCATTCATAGATATAGAATCTAATTCTGGACAACATGCACAGTTAAATGTGCCAATTAGTTCGACGGGTATTATATCAAATATAGAAATTGTCAATTCTGGAACTGGTTATTTAGAAGATCCAATTATTCGAATTTCACATCCAGAATCCAAAAAGAAAGCAGATTATTTTTATGATGAAATTTATGAAGATAATTACAAATTAGTTCCATATAATACTTTAGTAACTACAGATAAATCTTTCTATGTAATGGGTTCTAAAGTTGATATTAGCAATGAAACGGGAGATTCTCAATTATCCGATAAAGGATATTTCACAAAATATAATAGTGATGGTGTTTTAATTTATGGTAAAGTATTTAATTCGCCATTACCGACATCAAATACTTCAAAATTCCAATTTGTAGCAGCTGCTAAGAATTTGAACAATTTGTATGTTGTTGGAAGAACATATCCAAATCAAACTCTAACCGCAGCATTTAATCCAGACGTTTTTGTTTGTAGGTTTGTTGAGAATTCAACAGGATCAGATGCAACGCTCTCTTGGAAAATTGACCTTGCTGGTATAAGTGGTATTACAAGATCGGATTATGTTACTAGCGTAGCATGTATAGGTGATAATATTCTTATTGCTGGTTATACTAATACAAATACAGTTAGTTCTGATGATGGATTTATTGTTTTACTGAATTCATCTGGTGATGTTCTTTCTAAGAGAAAAATAACATCATCATCATTAAGCGAAAAAATTTATGAGATTAAAGTAGATAGCAATAATAATATTTTTGTTGTTGGTTCTAGTAATACTAACAATATATTAGTCACAAAATTATACGTACTATCGAATTCAATTAAAGTATCATGGTCTAAGACATATTCTTTAAGTGGATATAAATTTACAAACATATCATTTATTATTGATGAATATGATCAACTTTATTTGACTTCAACACCAGAAGTAGTATCTACAGGTAATCGAGAAAGAATTCAATTATTAAGACTAAACAATTCTGGTGAGATTGTATACAATTTAATTACAAGAATAGGATCTAATATTTCAACGTCAGCAACAAATTGTTCGATAGATATTTTTGGACATATAACAGTTGCATATTCAATTGTAGATTCCAATCTCTCAAAATCCTTTGGTGTATTAAAATACAAATATGATGGTACGATTATTAATTCATATACTATAGAAGATCAAGATTTAACAAGAGGCTATACTGCAATTTCTTGTGTTTCGGATTCTTCTGGAGATCAAATTATTGTTGGTACAGTAGAGCAAAATAGAACACAATTCTTATTTAATGCAGAAGGTAACGCCTTTGATGATAAAACTGGAAGATCTAACAATTTAGTTGATACTGGAGATGTATACATTAATTATGGTGATGGAGTGTTTGATGGATCATACTATTCACCTCAACAGAATGCAAAACTTTCGGTAGATTCTCTAACCGCAGATAATAATAATTGGACTATTGAGGAGTGGATTAAATGGGATAGTCTAGCTTCCGCAAAAGAACCAATTTTAATTCGTGCTACAGATGGAGTTAATGGAGTAAAAGTTGTCGTACACTCGGATACAACCTCTCCTGGTACACTTCTATTAAGCAATGATAGTGGCACTGTAACTCAACAAACTACAGCAAATACATATGCTACGGATTTAGTTTCCGATTGGGTACATCTTTCATTAACTAAAGAATATGTGAATGGTGTTACTACGTATGCATTGAATTGGAATGGTACTGAAATTGCTACCATAAGTGAGAATTTAAATATGAACCCAACTGATATTGAGTTTGGTTCCACAACATCATATTCTTCTTGGCCGATGAATATTGATGATATTAGATATAGCAATTATATTGTATCTACAGTTCCTAATGATCCATATGGAACCGTGGATTATGGAACTGCATCTGGTAATGTTGATCATGATTGGTATCCTGGAAGAACATTTATGATCAAATGTGATAAGAATTCCGACTCTGTGAGGTTAGGTAACATAACGTTATCAAACAATAATTTAGTATTAACAAGAAATTTATACTCTGTAATGAGTTCCGATTTCAATACAGATTTAATTTCTTCTAATTATCTTTTGGCTGGAGAAGGATTCCAAATTTTAGATTTTAGTTATACTACAGCATCTTCTACAACATCTTCATCTCAACAATTTGAAAATTATAGAGATATATGGTCCTCTAGGACTGCAACTGTTCCATCCACAGGTGGTAAAAAAGTTAAAGTTTCGGCAAAAGTTTTAGATAAGTTTTATTTCAAATATTTTAATGCCTCGAAGATTGATAATGTTGTTAAATTGACACTGAATCAAGATTTTAATTATAATATTGGAACAACTCTAATTCAATATAATAATATAGGATCTACTATAGCAACTGGCAAAATTGTTGAAAAAGATTTAATTAATAATACGATTACTGTATCAGATAGAACTGGATCATTTTCTTTAAATACTGGTCGTCTGGAAAGTTCCGATTTATATACCAATGAAATTGATGCCTATGTTTTTGCAAATGTCGATAATACTGTCTTAGGATCTTTTGATCTTGCGATACCCGTAGAACTTTCTGCAGAGTTTAAAGATTATTCTGAGGAAGATTATTTAATAAGAATAGATAATACTGTAGCGGGATCTCCATATACTATTGGATCTGTTGTTACCATAACTTCAAGTCAAATTTCATTTACTTCGGATAAACAAGAGACTACTATAACAGGATTAACTGGAGTATCACAAATTAGTGTAATTACTAATTTAAAAAGAATTATTCAAGTTGATTCAATTGACACTACTGATTTAATTTTTGTTAGATCCGATGTATCCCATTATTTAACGGCGGATAGTATTGTTTATTGTGAATCATCTCCCCAGTATGAATCATTGGACGGAACATTTGACATTAATACTATAATTTCAAAGAAAGAATTTATTGTTAAATTAAGATCAAATCCAACTTCAGAATTATCTACTGAAATAGTAAGTATCTTTGTAAAAACTCCAATATTTAAATTTATATACGGACAACAATACACATTCGATACTTCGGATTCATCAATGCAGGGGCATTATTTATCCTTCTATAGAGATAATTTATATAAAATTGAATACACATTCAAAAATATCATAAGAAAAGGAACTCCTGGATTTGATGAACCTGGCAATTCTCCATTTATTTCATTTAAAGTCACTGATGATGTTGCAAATATTAGTTATTATGCTGATCCATCAAATCTCACTGAAGACGGACCAGTAAGTTCTCTTTCTTATATTGATATACTACCAAGTCCTTATATTGGAAATTTTGAAATTACTGATTTGAGTGGAGGATCAATCACAGAAGGACCAAATGTAATGAAATTTGTTATTTCTTTTGAACCAGAAAAAGCAGCTACAACTGCATATTCTTCATATTCAACTACTTCTCCGAAAGCTGTTGGATCAATTTCTAGAATTAGGTTGGTTAATGGTGGAGGATTTTATAAAAAATTACCCATTATTAGAGATATTCAATCATCTAGAAAAATTGAAAGAGTTGATATTGTAAATCCTGGCACCGAATATGAAGCTGGTGAATACTTTGGTGTTCCTATTCTTGGTGATGGAACTGGAGGTAAGGTATCAATTTTAGTTGATGGAACATCTGATCCCGCAGGACAAATTATAGAAGTTACAGTGACGGATCCTGGAAAAGGATACACAACTGCGTATATTGACGTTGATGCGATTGATGGAATTTTAGGTCCAGAACTACTTGGATCTGGTGCTGAATTAACTGTAGTTATTCCACCAAAAGGAACTGGAGCATCAATATTTACTCAAGGAGAAAATGTAGGTAAGATTAAAAAATTAAAAAATAATAATTTCGGTTTTAATTATACTCATGACTATACATTAAGACCAGAAATTACGTTCCCAGTCAATTTACAATTAATCAATACTAGCATATTAAGTAGTATTAAAATTGTAGATCCTGGAACTGGTTATACAACTCCACCAGAAGTAGTAATTACTGGTGGAGGTGGATCTGGTGCAAGTGCCCAAGCATTAATTAAGAATGGTCGTATTAGTGATATTATAATTAAAAACCCAGGATACGGATATTCTTCTTCACCAGATATACAATTAAAATCCAGTTTCACTTATGTTGTCAACTTAGATCTTGGACTATTCCAATTTGCATTCCCACATGGCATTCAAAATGGTGCTACAGTACAATTCCAAGTTCAGGATTTGGGTGAGGGTGCTTCATTCCCATTAACTTCATTTGGTTTCATTTCACAAACACAACTTTATTACGCTATTTCTGGAGGAGACTCTGGTTTAGAAGATAACCAACTAAGAATTGCATTAACCCCTCAAGATGCTCTTAGTGGAAATTACATTTCATTTGCTAATGCTGGTACAGGAAGACAAATTATTTTAACGGATTCCTTTGGTGGTTCAGCTGTATCTGTTGTTGAGACTGGAAGATTCTTGTCTGGTGAATTGATCTATCAAGGAGATTCTTTAGAAAATGCAAGTGCTACTGGATATGTTTCAGTTAACGATGGATGGCAAATAGGTCCAAGATTATTAAAAGTAACCAATGTTGATGGAGAATTTACTGTAGGGTTACAAGTAACTGGAGTAGTATCAAGAGCAAGTGGAACTATTCAGGATATTAATATTGCTAAGGGAGTTCTTGAAGTAGACTCAATTACAAAAACAGTTGGTAAGTTTATTGATGACATTGGTAAACCAAGTGAAATTGTTCAAAGAATACAAGATTCCTATCTATATCAAACTTTCTCATATAATATCAAATCTCCAGTTTCTATTGGAGAATGGAGAGATACTTTGATTGAAAGCACTCACCCAGCTGGATTTAAAGTATTTGGTGAAATTGATATTGCTGGTGGAGGTAAAGGATTAAATGATAGGACTGATTTTGAATTAACTAAGAGTGTAAATTTAATAGAAAGCTCTGTAGTTGCAAATATAGAAAATTTTGCTTTGGTAGAGCCAATATATCAAGAGTTTGATAATACACAGGTTTTATTTAGATCAACAAGACTTACTTCTTCCGAAGAAATTTTAACCTCAGTTGTACAAAGGTTAGATGATATTTCTAATTTATTTGATGGAGAAAGAACTTCATTCCCATTAACCATTGATGGAAATACTGTTATTGCAAATACCAGTCAATTTATGATTGTTATAAACGGTATCTCCCAAGCTCCTGGCCAGACATTCGAAGTTCAGCAAGGTAATATTGTATTTAATGAACCACCAGCAGCTCCAACTAAAGTTAGTTATGCTAAGGCAACATTATTATTCTTAAGTACCTATCAGTTAAATATAAGTAATGTTTCTGGCATTTTACCAGAGTTAGGAAATAGTATTCGTGGTTTGACTTCTAATACTGTTGCTACTATTGTATCATCTACATCCAACACACTTAAAGTATTTGATATTACTGGAGCTGGTTTCCAGGATGGAGAAACTATCATTTCTTCTGTAACTGGATTAAATTGTACTTTAGATTCGCAAGAAGAACTTGTTAATGCAAACGTCTTTGAATTTGGGGAAAAGATAAGTAATACTAAACAAAAAACTGCAAAAGTAGAAGAAATAAATCTAGATACTGAAACCAGTACGGTAACAAATAATATTATTATTAGTAAAACTTCAGGAACTTATGAAAGTCCATCAGGTCTTCTTGAAATAGCACTAAACGATTATATTCTTGGTGCTAAATCTGGAGTGGTTGCAAAAATAGTCTCCATATCACCATATCAAGATCCAGCAACGGGAGAATTTATATCATCTATAACTATTAGCGATCAAAGTTCTTTCTTTGGATTATTGTTTAATAGGATAGTTAATCCAGTTAATCCTAATGTTATTGTGGATGATATTAGTAAGTCACTAGCGGAAGTAGTTGATATTAATGACTTTAATTTGAAAGCAGAAACTAAATTTGTTCCATATGAAGATATTACTAATATTGTGTTGGATTTTGACTATAATGTAGGATCAGATTTAGTAATAGAAGATGATCTCATACAAAATATTGAAATTTCATATATCAATGAAACTGGATCTTTTGCAGAAGGAGAAACTTTTAAAGTCAAAAAACTCTCATACTATAACTTATCTGGTGGCAATTTCAACATTGGAGAAACAGTTACTGGTTCCATTTCTGGTGCTTATGCCGAAATAATAGGAATTAATTATGCATTAAAAATTATTTTTGTAGGTTCAACAACAGGTTCATTTAATCTAGGTGAGGAGATTACTAATGGTAGTGGAGTTTCTGCAATATCATCAAATTACAACGAAACTCCATTTATAGGGAATCAAATTGATGTTGGACTTGATACAATCATCACAGGTCAAATCGATGAAGATACTCAACACAGATACAGAGATGCTGCAAATTTACTCCGTTTAAATTCTACGTACATTATTGATGAAGCAGCTGGAAGAATGAAATCTCGCTACCCAGATTTAGTAATTCCTGGAGATATACCAGGATCAGTTTCTGATGGTACAAATCGTTGTAAATTAGATCTATCTCTCTTATTAAATGCTGTAATTACAGATATCGAAAATGGAGGCAGTTATGAATCCATAACTGCTGCTAGATTCTATATTAATGCTGAAGGCGGTTTAAATTACATACAATTACAAGCATTACAAAGTCTCTATGCACATACTCAGATGAGTGAGCTATGTCAGCAAGCTATTTCTGGTGAATTAAGTTTGACTCCATTGTATACTGATGTTCTTCCCATTGCGCCGATTGGAATACAGATTGATCCATCCAGTCCTTTCTGTGCTAATGTTAGATCTAATATAAATTCATTATGGGAGCAGATTAATGATATTATTGCTCCAGCAGCTCAAATTTATAGAGATGCTGCAGATCAATTATGGTTTAACCGTGATTATATTGCTCAAGAAGCAACTGGTTATATCGAATCATATTTCACATATATTTTAAATGGTACAAGTTATTCTGGATTTACTTATCCTAATGGATCTCCAACTGTATGTGAACGAGATATAACTGATTATATAATTCCTTCCATTATTACAGATCTTCTAACTGGTGGAAATGCAAATATTATTTCTGCTATGGAATATTATATTGGAAATGGCAATATTCAATATGTTAAAGATGAGTTACTACCTACTGTAGTTGCAATTGAAAAAGTTAATCAACTTTGCCAATATGCCATTGATAATTGGATTATTAATGGTACAACAGCAACCGAGTATAACACGACTTATGGTGCTACAGCATCTAAGTATAAAGATCTAACCATTATTCCTGATGATGGAACTTATGGTGGAAACTGCGAAAGAATTAAAGCTTCCGTAGATACACTGTTCAATATTGCTGTTGGTATTTTGATTCCAGAGAGAAATTCCTATTATGGAAGATATTATGATGCTTCGAATTTAATCGAGTCTAATAAGACTTTAATTGCGGAAGTTGCAGTTGGAAGAATGCTGGCAAATTATCCTGGATTCTCAGTTCCAAATGGCAATCAAAATTGTATTGATGATATTGTTGATATTTTAACTGCTTTGGTATACGATTTAAGAAATGGGGGCAATGCTCGCACCTTTGATTATGCTCAAGTATATACAATAAATTCATATTTGTCTGGAGAGCAAACTCAATCCAATTACGCATTTAATCAAGCAAGAGACATGGCAATTGAAGCCATGAGAAATGAAGTAATTACTATTGGTGGATATTCTACACTATCTCAATATTTTGATAATACTGTAATTGGAGATCAATCTGGACAAGAGGGAGTTTATACTGCTGGCGATTGTGCCAATGTAGCATCTTCAATTACAACTTTAACTTCTATATTAACTACTGCAGTTACTAACGGTAATATGAATCATGTTACTCGTCAATCTGAAAGTGATTCCAATAAATTATACAGAGATGCGGCAAAATTAATTCTATTCAATAAAGAGTATATTAAGTACGAATCACTTCAAGGAACTCTTAATAATTATGCAGGATTTAGTGTTCCAGGAGGAAATGCAAAGTGTTTAAGAGATATTGGATATGTTGTGAATGCTATTGTTTATGATTTGTTAACAGATGGAAATTCTGCTATTATTGAGGCTGCAACTTCATATATAGATGCAACTACAGGAACCGTACTATCTCTCGAAGGAGAATTAATTCAGAGTATCTATACTTACAATAGGGTAAAAGATTATCTTAAGCAGGCAGTTTCAGAAACTTTAACTTCTCCTGCAACTGCCTCAGGACAATATGCGTATACTGATGCTTCTGTTAGTATTTCTGGTGCTTCTTTAACAGAAATCCAAAACTTTATTGATGACGAAATGGATATTCTTTTGGGTGTTCTGAACAATCCAGATTATATTGATAATAACTCAATAGTATCAAGTAATTCTATTACAGTACCATCAAAATCATATCCAGTAAGAATAAGAACCACGCCGATTTCAAATGAAATTGCAGTTGGGGATTATATTTATGGTGAAACTTCAGGAGAAGCAGGTGAAATTGAATCCATAATCTACAATAGGGGAACTGTAAGGGATATCTATCTAAGATTTGAGATAGACTACACAACTGCTACTGAAGTGTTCCAGGTAAATCAGGAACTAACAGTTCAAGGTCAACCATCGGTAACTTGTAATATTATTTCAATCGAAAATGGTGAATTTGTAAGTTATATTGATGTATTAGTAAATCAAGGTCCTTTCAATGAAAATGATGTTCTTTTAAATCCAGTAAACTTCACTGCAACAATAACAAGTATTGTAAATAGAGTTCAACTGACTAATGTAATTGGTGGATTTGCATCAAATCAATATGCAAAAGGATTATATTCTCATGCTGAAATTGGAGTGACTAACTATGATTATAATTATGCACCTGTGATTTCTAATACTGGTTCGAAATTAATTTTAGAAACTGAGGCAATTAGCGGGGAGTTTCTACCAACAAGAAGAGTATACTCATCATTAAGTTCATATTATATTGATGTAATAAATCTTGAAGGATTATCTGCACAACTTGGAGACGTAATTCAAACAACAAATACTTATAGACTAACACTTTCACTTTTAGACGAAAATCTAACAACTTTCCCAGTGGGAGAAAAAGTTCAAAATGTATTTGACAACTTACCTCTCGGAAGAGAAGCAACAGTAATTAATTATGAAATATTACCTGGAGGATCTACAGCATATCTTTACATTGGAAATATTGTGAATGATGATATATTCCAAATTGGTGATTTAATTGCGTACTATGTACCTGGTGATCAATACCCATCTGGATATGCAGAAGTAAGCTCTGTTTTAACAACTCCTAGTGCCGCATATGGAAGAATTGAAAAAATAACATCTCAAGGAAGTGGATATCGTTATTATCTATCTGAAGTAACTGGAACATTTAATTTAAACGCACAAGTAGTAGGATCTTATGGATATAAATCAATTATATCTAATGTTGTTAAAATTGAAGGATCAATCTCCAGATATTTCTTAGGATTTAATGGAACTCAGACTACCTTCAAATTAACAACAAATAACGGAGATCAATATTTCCCTGATTCAGATGGTCATATGTTAGTATTTGTTAATGGAATATTACAACCTCCAGGAACATCATATACCGCATATAGCGACACTATTCAATTTAGTGAAGCTCCTGACTCTGGTGGATCTTTTAATGCTGTATATGTAGGTAAGTTAAGGCAATTAGATGATATTGGATTTGAATTCGACTCACTAAGAAATAGCTTTAACTTGAAACTAAATGAAGTATTTTATTCACTAACTCTTACCGCTGGAGTTCAATCAACAACTATAAAACCAGAAAATAATATTATTGTTTCGTTAAATGGAGTTATTCAAGAACCTGGAGTTTCCTTCCAATTGGTTGGTTCTAGAATTATATTTGCCGAAGTTCCAAGAGCAGGATCTACTTTTGTAGCATTCTCCTATATTGGTTCTGATGCTGATGTTATTGCAGCGACGGTGATTCCGCCAATCGAAGCAGGTGATCAATTGGAGATCCAATCTGAAGATCAGTCTAGAACCGTTGCCGTTATTGAATCATCAAACTCATTAATTACTTTTGATTATCTTGGATCAGTTTTAGGAAGAAATGCAGAGGCTTTAGCGAGCATAATTACAGGAAGAGTATCTAAGTTACAACTAACTTCTGGTGGTAACGGATATACATCAAGACCTACAGTTGCTTTCGATTCGGCAACTGGTTTCGATGCTCAAGCAAAAGCTTTAGTTGGAATTTCTAGAATTGACGTTGTAAATAGAGGATCAAATTATAATTACCCATCGATTTTAGTTGATACTTATAATCCTGGAATTGACCCTGGATTTGGATTTAAATTTGACGATGATGATGCAACATTCGATAACGTCGTAATTACTTTTGACCAGGCATAAATAGATACATAGGAAAAACAAAAAAATGGCAAAACAACTTATAAGTGTAGGTTCTCAAGCTAATGATGGCACTGGAGATAGTATTAGATCTGGTGCCCAAAAGATTAATTCCAATTTGGATGAGATATATAATTATCTTGGAGATGGAACAAATCTCCAAGTAAATATTTCATCAGTCACATCTGGAAATGTATTAAGAAGTAATGGAACTAATTTTGTAAGTTCGCAATTAGATTACTATGATTTATCAGGAAGACCAACGATTCCTGCTGCTCAAGTTCAATCTGATTGGCAATCTGAAAGTGGAGTTTCATCAATTTTAAATAAACCAACACTTTCTACAGTTGCCACAAGTGGAGATTATAACGATCTTAGTAATATACCTGTAAGTTTTATCCCAGAACGAACTACTGCAACTGCTTCTACTGCTTCGATTGCAAATAACGGTTCCGACAATATAACTATTGTTGCATCAAAAACTTATGCATTATTAAAAATTCAAACTTCAGCGGCCGCTTGGGTAACTGTTTATACCGATTCGACGAGCAGAACTACCGATTCCAGTAGGAGTGAAAATGTAGATCCCACTCCAGGGTCAGGTGTAATTGCTGAGGTCATTACAACTGGGTCTTCAACTCAAAAAATTACACCAGGAACTATTGGTTGGAATGATGATACTACCCCATCGAATAATGTTTATTTAAAAGTTGTAAATAAAAGTGGATCTACACAGTCAATTACTGTAACTATTACTTATATTCAAATGGAGTCCTAATATGGATAAAGAATATGTAGTAACACTTTACAATAAAGAAGATCTACAACAATTTTATAATGAAATGAAACTTACTGGATTCACTCTTGCATTAGAGCGTCCATTAAGTAGAAATACTCATTATATAATGACTGAGGAGCAAGCGGAACAACTGCGTCAAGATCCGAGAGTTTGGGGTGTCGAAGCAGTTGATAGTTTTCAGATTAGACCACAAACAACTGTAAATTATTCATCATATTCAAAAAGCGGTATATTTTGGAAAGATGATACTGTAGGAGCAGCAACAATTTCGGTAACAGATTTGCAGTGGGGTCATTTACACTGTGCTGGTGTTTCCAACCAAAGAAGAAAATATTCCTTTGGAACTGGCCAACAAGAAAATGTTGGAGATAGTGTTAATGTATATAATAGTGGTCAACATGTTGATATAGTAATTGTTGATGATCCAGTGTCATATGATTGTAATGAGTTTCGCAGTCCGTCAACAAATAACTCTAGATTTGTAGAATATCAATGGTTCAATGAATTAAATTCTTATGTTGCATCAATTGACGATGACGGTCAATCTCTCCCAACTGGAAGCATTTCATATTATTCAAATGGTTCAAATCCTCAATTTCATGGTGTTCATGTAACTGGAACTGCAGCTGGGAAATATTATGGTTGGGCAAGAGAAGCAAATATTTACAATTTAGCAGTAACAGCATCTTGGCAGTCTGGTCAATCAGTACCAGCATTATTGATATTTGATTATCTTAGAGCATTCCATAAATATAAACCAATAAATCCCACCACAGGAAAAAGAAATCCAACCATAACCAATCATAGTTATGGTGGCATTGTTTATATGCCAAACAACAATTTTAGAATTAGTGGTGTATCTTCAATTTATTATAGAGGTAATATTTACACTTCTGGTAATCCTGGTCCTTCTGGATGGACAGAATACGGTCTTACTACTGATTTTGGTTTAGTTTGGGGATTGGATGCATATCCTTCTTGGAATGCTGCAGTGACGGCAGATGTTCAAGATGCTATAGATGATGGTGTTGTGATTATTGGAGCTGCGGGAAATGACAATTTAATGATTGCTGATCCTACAGATCAAGATTGGAATAATTATGTAGTTACAACAAATTCACAAGTAGTATATTATAATAGAGGTGCATGGCCAAATTCTCCAGATTCTGGTGCTATAACAGTGGGAGCATTAAGTAGTTACTCAGATTTTAGAAGATCCACATATACTCAGTATGGACCTGGAATTGATGTATTTGCTCCTGGAGACAATATTATCTCATCATTTAATAGTCTTGGACTATATGATTCGAAATATGGTGGTCCAGATTATTATTATGCTATTGATGGAACAAGTATGGCATCACCTCAAGTATGTGGTGCTATTGCTGTTGCAGCAACAGGAAAAGAAAGATATACTCAATCCGATGCTCGTAATTATTTAAATAAAACTTCCGTTGAAAATGATATGACATTTAATAGTAGTGGTGGCGGATTCACTGATGTAACCTGTAGTAAGGGAAGCCCAAATTTATATCTTTATATTGATACATTAAGAAAAACAAGTGGACATATAGAAGAAATTAAGGGGGAAAGATTGACTAGTGGCCAAGTCTTCCCAAGACGTAAATCCTATTATGGGCAATAAATAAATAGAGGTTATACAGATATATGGCAACAATAGTACCTGGATTTGGAGCTATAATTACACCAGTTTTTAACCCACAAACTCTTGGGGTCGATTCTGTTGTTATCGAAAATGGTGGAAGCGAATACGATCCAGATCAACCACCAACTTTAATTATACAAAATTGTGGTACTCCAATAAGAGATGCAAATTTACATCCAGTCATCAGAAATGGTAAAATTGTTGCTGTTGAGGTAATAGATCCTGGACTTGGATATGATCCACTAAGAGTATCATTATCTCCAAATGTCCCAGAAGGAGAGGATTTGCCCGATGAAGCAGCTGCAAAAGTTATACTGAAAGATGATGGAAGTGTAGATTATATTCAAGTAACTAAAAATGGAGATCGTCATTTTTATGATGTAACTGCCGAAGTTTTGGGTGGAGGTGGTTCGGGAGCAGATATTAGAGCAATATCAAAAACAGTTACAGGTCTATCAATTTTAAATTCGGGAAGAGGTTATGAAACTCCTCCATTTCTATCGATTACTGGAGGCGGAGGGATTGGAGCATCTGGAGCAGCAGATATAGACACAAAGGGCATTTTATCAAATAATATTTCAATTTCCAATCCTGGTCAATTTTATCTAGAAGAACCATATATTCTATTTGTTGGTGGGGGAGGACTTGGAGCCAAAGGAAAGGCATCTGTGAGTCAAGGATCATTAGTAAATATAGAAGTTACTGATCCAGGTTCAGGTTATACGTCTCCGCCAAGTATAGTATTCACAAGAAAGGTAAAATTAAAAAGGGTTGCTAGAAATAGACAGTCATATAATTTAAAATATTATAATTTAACTGGCATTACTACAAATATAGGAAGAGCAGATACATCCATTTATGTTTCAAATACAGATCCGTATCCTGGAAGTGGTGTTTTACTTTTAGAAAAGGAACTTATTCGTTATACTGGAAAAGATTCAAATAGATTTACTGGATGTACAAGAGGATTAAATTTTAGATATGATCAAAGAGTTGTTTTAGATACAATTCAAAATGATCCTGATACTGGACTCAGTACTTATAATTTTTTTATTGGTGATAGAGTTATTAGAACTCAGGAATCTTCTTCTAGTAAAATTGCAATAGTATATGATTGGAATCCATCTACTAGAGAACTTTTTGTAATTTTCCAAATTGATGAATTAGCTTTTATTGATGGAGGAAGTCCAGGAGAAAAATCACCAGTATCTTTTGATGCTGGTATATCAGATTCTTCAAATACTTTTGAATTACCTCATATTATAGTGGACTTGGAAGACTCTATAATCTATCAATTAACCGAACCACCAACAGTTTTGTTAAATAAAGCATTTCAAGACACTGCAGAACTAGATGGTGCTGGCGATGGATATCCAGATTTAATTAATACTGGAACTTCTTTTGAAAATCAAATTAATTTAGATGGTGGAATTCCATCAACTCTATATGGTATTGAAGAAACTGTTGGTGGACAAAATACAACCCTCTTTTTACCTGGAGATCAAATTAAAGATTCCTCAGTTCCATCGAAAACTGCAACAATTACAGATGCTAGTTTATTGGATGAAGGGATTGATCATAAAGCTATTATAGAAATTAAAATGAATATCAGTAATCCAGATTTTTATAATAGTGTACCCTTTATTGTTGGGGAGACTGTAACTGGAGTAGAATCTTTAATTGAAGCAACTGTAGTGTCTTGGGATCCAGATACATTTACTTTGGTTGTTGAAGACACTGTTCCTTATGATACGGGAGATCCCGATATTGGATATATCTATGAATTTTCACAAAATAGTTCTATAATTGATATTCGTATTATGGAACCTGGTCAGGGATATACATTGCCACCAGAAATTACAATCGATGATTCTATTAGTACTGCCACAGCTGTCTCATATATAACTAGCGATCAAGTAACTGCTATTGAAATTGGGGTTTGTGGATATGGTTATACGGAAGAACCTGTTGTTACATTTACTAATGCTCCTGGAGATACCACTGGATCGGGTGCTGTGGGACAAGCAATATTAGGTGGAGAATTAATTACAGGGCAGAATGGTGCTTCATGGAGAATAGGCACTATCAATTATCTTACAGTTGTTAGAAATGATGAATTTTAACAACTAAATATAGTATGAGATCAATACAACATTAGGGTAGATTAATGTCAGCACTTCTTACAGATCAATTTCGAATTTATTCGGCATCTAAATTTATTAAATCTTTAGAAGGTCCAGACCCAGAAGCATCGGATTTGGTTGCTGGAATGGATAGAGATCGTTTATATGTTTTTATTGGCAGACCTCAACCTTGGGATAATGAAAATAATCCGCCCCAGGCCATTGATAGTTTTGAACAATACACAGACTTATATGATGATATGATTTCTCTAAAGAGAGTACTATCAAATGATACTATTCAAGTAGTTCGTCGTATTGATTGGACTCCACCAGAAAAAACTACTGGTGGTTTAGGTTATATTTACGATATGTACCGTCATGATTATTCACCGACTAAAACTGCCGCGTCGGGATCTACACGTTTATACGAATCTGATTTTTATGTTGTTAATTCAACATATCAAGTGTATAAGTGCATTTATAATGGTACTTCTCCATCTGATCCTAATGGAAAACCATCCACGGTTGAACCTACAGGTACATCTACTTCCATTGTAACTACTGCTGATGGTTACAGATGGAAATTTATGTATACGATTCCAGTTGCACAAGTTCTCAAATTCTTTTCTTCCGATTATATTCCAGTTTTATCTGATGCTGCCGTTCAAACTAATGCAGTAGCAGGAGAGATAGATACCGTTGTAATTACTGCTTCTGGATCTGGTTATAATAATGGAACATATGATAATATACCTATTGTTGGCGATGGAAATGGTGGAAGAGTTTCCATAGTTGTTGATGGTGGTAAAATTGTCAATGCAACTGTAACTTCTGGTGGTATAGGATACACTTTTGGTCAAGTTATTATTGATAGTGTCAACGGTATTGGTACTGGAACTGGTGGAACCATCGATGTTATCATTCCTCCTCAAGGAGGTCATGGATATAATCCTGCATTTGAATTGGGTGGATTCCGAGTAATGGTTAATGCAAAATTATCTTATTCAGAAGGATCTGGAGATTTTCCAATTGATAATGATTATAGAAGAATTGGATTATTGGTAAACCCATATAAGTACAATACAGAAGAACTTTCTGATAGTTTAACTTTGAGCTCAACTAGAGCAATTATTTTCCCCCCAACTTTCCAAGGAAATTTTGTTGTTGATGAAATTATTACTCAAACTAGAACTGTTGGCGGTCAACAAATAACTTCTAGGGGAAGAGTTATTTCTTGGAATTCTGTGACAAAAGTTCTAAAGTATTATCAAAATAGAGTTGATGGTATTTATCCAGAAGTTACTGGTTCTCTAAATTTATTTGAAGGTGGTAATGTAGTAATTGGTTCTTCTTCTGGAGCATCAGCAGAACCAGATGTAAACTTCCCTGCTGTTCCTGGTACTTCAACTAGAACAATTAATAATACTGAATATGATTTGGGTATGTCTTTCACTGCTGGTTATGCATTTCCAGAAATTCAAAGAAGCACTGGAGATGTTATCTATATAGATAATAGGAGATCGATTTCTCGCGCAAGCGATCAAATCGAAGACATTAAGATCGTTATCGAATTTTAATTAGAATAGGAAAAAAATGGCACAAAATACCAACCTGAACGTTAGTCCTTATTATGATGACTTTGACAAGTATAAGAATTTCTACAAAGTTTTGTTTAGACCTGGATTTCCTATTCAGGCTAGAGAACTAACCACTCTACAAACTATTTTACAAAATCAAGTAGAGAGTGTTGGAACACATCTATTTAAAGATGGTGCCATGGTAATTCCTGGTCAAGTTGGATGGGATAATAATGTTGATTGCATTTTAATTCAATCTGCATTTTTAGGTTCTGAAGTAGAAAATTACAGATTAGAATTACTAGGAAAAACCATCACGGGTCTATCGAGTGGAGTAAAAGCGGAAGTTATTAATACAATTTCATCTTCGGAATCTGTTGATGGATTTATAACACTTTATATAAAGTATACCGAATCTGGTGGTGCCGAAAAAACTGTAAGAAAATTTTCCAATAATGAGCAAATTATTGTAAACACAGACATTACATTTGGTTCAACTCTTATTGAAGTAGGAACTCCTGTAGCTCAGTTAATTCCAAATAACTCTACTAGAATTGGATCTGTAGCATATGTTAATAATGGTGTTTATTTTATTCGTGGATTTTTTGTAGATGTCGCATATCAAAGTTTAATTTTAGAACAGTATGCTATCAATCCAACTTATAGAATTGGATTGGAAATTTCAGAATCTATTATCACTTCTGAGGATGATTCATCCTTGAATGATAATGCTGCTGGATCCTCTAACTATGCTGCTCCTGGAGCACATAGATTTAAATTAAAAGCAACATTAGTCAAGAAAGATATTGATGATGATGCAGACAAAAATTTCTACGAACTTTTAAGATTAAAAAATGGAAAAGTTGAGCTAAAAGTTGATGATACTCAATATAGCGAATTGGAGAAGCGTTTTGCATCTCAAACTTATGATGTAGCTGGTGATTTTATGATCAAACCTTTCGATGTAAAGGTGAGAGAATGTTTAAATGATGGATTTAATAATGGTGTATATCTACCAGGAACATATACCGAGGATACTGGAGTTCTTGCATCTGAAGAATTGTTTACTGTTCAAATTTCTCCTGGAAAAGTTTATCTCAAAGGATATCCGATTACTAGAGATGCACCAACATATCTAGATCTACGTAAACCAAGATCATATAAATCATTACAAAATAATATTATACCTTTTGAATTGGGAAATACGGCAAAGGTAAATAATGTTTATGGATCTCCAGTTTTGAGTGGACCTGATATTGGAGACTCTTATCAAGTTATAGAATTACGAGATCAATATACAGTAACTCCAGGATCTGTAGAAGGAGATATAATTGGTCTCGCTAGAATTTCTAGTTGGGAATTTTCTTCTAGTGGAACTGATACTGCACAAGGAGATTTAAATGATGTGTACGATGCACACCTTTTTGACATCTCCTTGTTCACTAAACTATATCTTACTACTTCCGTTACTATTGAAGGTGGTTCCTTAATTAGAGGTAAAAGTTCTGGAGCTGAAGGATACCTTCGTATTCCCTCAGGAGGAGGAACATCTTTTACTGGACAAACAATAACTTTAATAAATGTAGTTGGAGATTTTAGAAGTGGAGAAGTTATTGAAATTGATGGTAATGATAAGGCAACAATAACCAATCTATATACATACAAATATTCGGACATTAGACAATTTGTAGGCAGAAATAGTTCAAACACAGTTATTTTAAGTGGTGATTTTATAGCAGCAGAATCAGTTAAATTAACAGGTGATTATTTTACCTATGACGAAGATGGTGGACAAGGACTTTTAGTTGGTTATAATAGTAATATTTCTCCAGAAATTAGATGTGGAGATTTGATATATATTTCTCCAACTGAATATTTTGTTGTAGACCCAGTTCCAGCTGATTTAAATACCGCATCTGTATTTACATATACAAATCAGACATTTTTAGTAACACCTTCAAATGGATTTACACCAACTATAGGTGATCAATACAATACCCTAATTAGAATTAGACCAAATCTTTTGGATTTACAAAATTCGGATTTATTTACCGAAATGCCAAAAGAATCAATCAAGACTATTACTGATGAGAGCATGATCATAAGAAGAACTTATGAATCTCAAATTACAAGTAATAGTTTTACAATTTCTCTTGCAGAGAACTTACAATTTGAAGCTGTAGAAACAGAAAATTATAATTTAACTGTAACTGGAGTTTCTGGAGGTTCTTCTTACAATATTGGTGATGTTTTAATACTTCAAAATGATGTTTCTGGAGATCCAGCATATACAACATTTAATACTAGTGGAATTCCAAGATCTACAATTACCGTAACAAACTTAGTAGGTATAACTTCGGTAAGATTCAATGCTGCAGTATCAAAAAACGTAGTTATTGAAAAAGTTAAGAATGCTAATAAAATGGGCATTTGGAAAGTAACTAGAACTAATAAATCAAGTGATCAAATACAGTATGGACTTTCATATTCCAACATTTATGGTATTAGAATTGAAGATAAAAATATATCTTTTGGACATACTGATGTATATAATTTAAGAGCTGTATATGAATCTGTAGATGATAATGAAGCTGTAATACCATACATTACATTAGTAGAAGCATCATTTTTCGCAACAGGTACTTTAGTTACAGGAAAAACTTCAGGAGCAAAAGCTTTTGTTGTAGATTTTAATTCTGGAAATTTAAGACTTTCTTTAGTATATGAAAATTCTATTCCTTTCCAACAAAATGAAACTGTAACTGGTATTGATAGTAATGGCAATACTGTAACTGCATTAATTAGTGATGCAACAGGTTCCATTAATCAAGGTAGTAAAAATATTACTTCATCGTTTATTTTAGATGCAAACCAAAAAGAATTTTTCTATGATGTTTCAAAACTAGTTAGAAAAAAAGGATCAAACACACCTATTCGCAAATTAAAAATTGTTGCTGATTATTATTCACATGAATCAACTGGAGATTATTTTAATATAAATTCTTATGTTGGAACTGCATATGAAGATATCCCAGCATTTACTTCTTCTGCTGGTGGTGGATCGACACTAGTAACCACAAAACAATTAAGAGATGTTTTAGATTTTAGACCAGCAATAACTACTTTAGTAAGTGGATCTGGAACTTTAGCAGATCCTTTCCAGTTAAATTGTTCGACATTTGATTTTGCAAGTAGATCATTTAATCCAAATGACGGAGCAACTATTTTTGATATACCAAAACCAGATTCGGATTTTAGATGCGATTACTCATATTATTTAAAGAGAATTGATAAACTATTTGTTGATACTGATGGAAGATTTTTCATTGTAGAAGGTAAATCTGAAGAGATCCCATCTCCACCAGATAATCCTAATAATGCAATGTTAATTGCAACAATCGGACACAATCCATATGGATTTGATCCCGACACAGATTCTTTAATATTTAAAGAAAATATTAAAAGATATACGATGAGGGATATTGGTTTAATTGACAAGAGAGTGCAAAATGTAGAATACTACAGTGTATTAACTCTTCTTGAGCAGGAAACAAATACATTAACAATACAAGATGAATTTGGTAACGATAAGTTTAAAAATGGATTTTTTGTAGACTCTTTTGAAAATCAGAATGTTATTGATTTAAACAATGATGATTATTCTGCTGCTATTGATTATGCAGAAAGAATTCTTCGCCCTTCTCATTACACCACAAATGTCCCTCTAATTTATAATCAAACTGCATCTTCTAATGTTGTTAGGAATCAAGGTTTAATCACATTACCTTATGCTCATGAGTTATTGATATCTCAACCTTATGCTTCCAGAATCGAAAATGTCAATCCATTCAATGTATTTACATTTTTAGGTGGAATTGAACTTAATCCAACCAGCGATGATTGGATTGAAACTGAAATTGCTCCTGTAAATATTGTTCGTGTTGAAGGGGATTATCAATCAAAAGCTAAAGAAATTAATGCAGACCAAAATGGATTTGGTCCGCAACAATGGGGATCATGGGTAGAAGATTGGTCTGGTGCTCAAACCAGCACTTCTGGAGGTGAATGGAGAGGATGGTTAGGCCCTGTTGGTAGATGGCAACCTGTATATGGCACAAGAACTACAACCACAACTGGTATTATTGAAAGAAGAACTGGTACTCAACAGAGATTAATTGAAAGATTCGATAATCAGAGCCTTGGTTCTAGAATTATTAATAAAACATCTATTCCTTGGATTCGTTCAAGAAATATTGGAATTAAAGCGGAGAGATTAAAACCATCATCGAGGTTCTATGCTTTCTTTGATAATGTTTCTGTTACTAATTTTGTTATTCCAAAATTAATTGAATTAATTAAAAATCCAACTTTAAATTCAAATACTAATAGTATACCATTCCAGGTTGGGGAAACTGTATCGGTTGATGAAATTTCATCGACAGGTCTACAAACAACTATGTTTAGAGCTAAAGTTGCAATTCTAAATGATGGTTATAAGTATAACCCATACACATCGGAAGAACTTCTTGACGTATATTCATCGGAAACTGCATACTTAAATATTGATATTAATTCTTTATCTGAGCAAGTGAGTTCGGATTATTTTGGAAATATTCAAATTAATTATATAGTTACTGGATTATCTTCTGGAGCAAAAGCAGTTATAAAAGATAGAAGATTAATCTCAGATCCTAGAGGATCATTTAAAGGTTCGTTCTTTATCCCATCTGCAACGACATCAACTAATCCAAAGTGGGCAACTGGCAGAAGATTATTTAAACTGACTACTAGCGAATCTGATGCTGTATCATTACCAGGAGATACAACATCTTCATCTGCACAAGTAACATATGAAGCTACTGGTGTTTTAGAAACTTCCCAGGAAACAGTTCTTTCTATAAGAAATGCTGATGTTGAAACTATTCCTTTATCTGATGAAAGAACAACTGTGAGAACCAGAAGCGAACAGGTTCAGATTGGTTATTGGGATCCATTAGCACAATCGTTTATTGTTCAAGAAAAGGGTGGTTGCTATCTTTCTAAAGTTGAAATATTTTTCAACTCCAAAGATACTAATGTTCCTGTAAGTGGACAATTGAGAGTAATGGAAAGTGGAATTCCAACAAATAGAATTCTTCCACTATCAACAGTTACAGTTTATCCAGAAGACGTAGAAGTATCTGAAAATGCATCTATCGCAACTTCATTTGTATTCCCAGCACCAGTATATTTAAGTGATACTGAAGAATATTGCTTTGTTCTATTCTCAGATTCAAACAAGTATACAGTATGGATCTCGGAAATGGGAGAAGTTGATATTACTGGTGATAGAACTATTTCATCGCAACCTTATGCTGGTGTCTTATTTAAGTCGCAGAACGCTTCTACTTGGACTCCAAACCAGTTACAAGACCTTAAGTTTAATATCTATAGAGCTAAATTTGGCCCCTTAAGTGGTAAACTTGTTCTTAACAATGCCGCTTTAGGAAGAGGAAATAGAGGTATTATAAAATTGAGAGAAAATCCAATTTTAACTTTGACGCCAACGCTATCATTAATTCTATCCTCTTCAATGTCATTATTTACTAAAGGAGCAAGAATTTATCAACAAACTACAAATGCATCTGCAACAATTAAAGAGTTTGTTACTACAACATCACCATATCAATTAATAGTTGATAACGTTGATGGAACGTTCTTGCAAGGAAGTAGCATCGGTGGAACAGTTACGTATCCAATTATTAGTAGTCAGTCTACTGCTGAAATCGCAGTAACATCTCCAGTTGGTTCTGGATTTGTGGTTGGTAGAACTATAACTGGTGCGACAAGTGGAGCAACGGCAATTGTTACGAATTGGAATAGTGGTACAAATACAATTACCGTCAATTATGTATCTAATATATTTTCTGATGGTGAAACACTAAACCAATCTGGTTCTCCAAGTATGAGTGCTACTTATGATGAAGAAAATAGTAGTTATTCTGGTGATAGTACTCAAGAATACTTAAGTTTAACTCCAACATTCTCATCTTCAGTTAAGAGAGTTACTGTTTTCCATAGTAATCATGGAATGCATGATACTACAAACCAAGTGAGATTAACTGGTATTACTTCTGAAATACCTCCAACAACATTAAAGAGTACTATTTCATTAACAGATTTGAGTTTAACTGTATCCGATGCATCTGCTTTCCATACTACGATTAATGGTCTTGCGATTTCAAATACAAATCCAGGTTACATTAAAGTAGGTAGTGAGATTATGGCATATGAATCAATAGGTAATGATGGAACTACAATCACAATCAAAACAAATGGAAGAGGATTGGATGGATCGACTGCAGTTTCTCATATTGAAGGAGAATTTGTAGAGTGCTACAATCTTGATGGAATTCCACTTGTAGAAATTAATAAAACTCATACCGAACTTTTAAATCCAACTTTGGATACTTATGATCTTAGAACAACCTCAGTCTCTACTTCTGGTATAAAAGGCGGTGGAATTACAGGAGAAGCTTCCCAAAATGTTGCTTTTGAATATATTACTCCATCTGTCCAAACCGTTACCCAATCCAAAACAAAAATTGTTTCTAGGATTAATACAATTAGCGGTTCTTCAATTTCAAATGGCAATCCCACAGAAATATCATTTGTAAATGATGGTACATACAACGATGTAACTTTGAATACCCTGAATATGCTAGACTCCCAAAAATTAATTCTTTCTCAAGTAAATGAAGAGGTTAAATTAGCAGGGCAAAAATCATTTACTATGGAAATGTTATTGAGCAGTTCATCTGATTTAGTAACTCCAGTTGTAGATTTGGATAGATCTAGTTTAATTACAACAACAAATAGGATTAACAATCCAGATAATTGGGTTGCTGCAGAACAGTTTGTAGATGATCCTCATGCTGCTGTCTATATTACAAAAATGATTTCTCTGGATAATCAAATTTCAAGATCCATTAAAGTTTATTTTGATGCTTACAAATCATCCAACACTAATTTTAGAGTATGTTATAGAATTGTTCCTCCAGGATTTTCTGGATTAGAAGATACTTTATCGTGGTCATTCTTTAATGGGGATGGTGGATCTGATAAACCAGTTCTTCCAGATAACGTCTATGTATTCAGACCTTATGAATATACCGCAACTGGTTTAGAGTTTACAAAATTCCAAATTAAAATTTGTATGAGTTCTCCAAACCAAGCAGAGATTCCACAGTTTAAATATTTTAGAGCATTAGCATTAGCAACTTAATTATGGATTTTATACCAGTAAAAAATAATAAGGATCTCATCAGGGATCCTTTCACTCATGCTATACTAAATAATAATAGTACTGAGCATGATGCTTATCTCAGTAATTATAATCGTTTAAAAAAAGAAAAAGAAGAATTGCAACAACTTAAAAAGGATGTAAGCAATCTTTCATCTGATATGAACGAGATTAAAACATTACTTAAATTATTAGTCAAGGAGAAAAATGATGACAATTGAAAAAACAACACCAGAAGAACTTTTATTGCAGTTTCGTGATAGATATCAAACATTAATCAATGAAAATCAGCAGTTAGCACAAAAAATTAAGGAAAACGAAACTGTAGCATTAAAACTTTTGGGTGCAATTGAAGCTTTAGAATATATTGGAAAAGAAGAAGACCAAGAAGAAGATACTGTAGAAGAATAATAAGCGGGGAGATTAGCGTCTCCCTTCTTTTTTATAAATATATAAGAGATTAATTCCTTAAAGGACTTTGGGATAATTACCAATGGCAAATAGAATACAATTAAGAAGAGGATCCGCACAAGAGTGGTCAAACGTTAATCCAACGTTAGCCATTGGTGAACTTGGAATCGAAATCGATACTGGACGTATTAAAATCGGTGATGGTGTTACTACATGGAACTCGTTAAAATACGAAAGACCTCTAGAATCAATTACCAACACTCCAAGTACTTTAGTACAAAGAGATGCTGATGGAAATTTCCAAGCTGGAATTATAACTGCGTCTTTAATCGGAAACTCTTCCACTGCTACTCGTCTTGCAAATACTCGTCAAATTGCACTGACGGGAGATGTTACAGCATCATCTACTTTTGATGGTTCTGCCAACTTGAACTTGTCAACAGGATTGCAGATTATTCCATCACTACCTCATTATGATGGAACTATTAATAGTACTGGTGATTATACAAAAGTTACTGTTGATGCTAAAGGTAGAATTATAGATGGATCTAATCCAAATAATATTGCAGATTATAACCTCGATGGAACAATTGAAGGAGAATCTGCCCAAGCATTCGATAGAGACCTACAAGGAATTGCAGATTTAACTACTACGGGTATTATTGCTCGCGTTTCTGACGGTAATATTGCTACTAGAACTATTACTGGTACAGCAGGAAGAATCTCAGTAGTTAATCCTGCTGGTGTAACTGGCAATCCAACTCTAGATCTTATTAATACAACTGTTAATCCAGGAACATATAATACTCCTACAGTTGCAAGTGCATCTCAAACAATCAAAGCAACTCAATTTACTGTAGATCAATGGGGAAGATTTACTGCAGCGACGGACTTTCCAATTGCAACTGCAGTAGAAGGAACAACTGCATCAGCATGGGTAACTGGCACTGCATATTCTCGTTATGATAAAGTAACTAATGGTGGAAGATTATATCAAGCACTTAACGCAGGAACCTCTGGTGCTACTGCTCCTACACATACTTCTGGAGATGTTTCAGATGGAACAGTATCATGGAGACATCTTGCCCTAGTTACAACTCGTCAAAAAGGTCTTGCATCGTTCGATCAGGAAGACTTTGATGTAGACGCAAATGGACATGTAACCATCTCTGCTGCTGGTGTAGATAACACTCAACTTCAAAACAATGAAATTCGTTTTGCCGATGGTAATTCGTATACTGCTTACGAGCTTGATAATGAGCTCACTGCTTCTACTGGGTATCGTGGTATTACAACCATCAACGATCTCTCAGTTAATACTACTGGTGGTAGCCCTCTTCTTGAGTGTCTTGCTGCCAAC